ATTACGCCAAGCTATTTAGGTGACACTATAGAATACTCAAGCTATGCATCCAACGCGTTGGGAGCTCTCCCATATGGTCGACCTGCAGGCGGCCGCACTAGTGATTGGATCCGTACACCAACACGGTCAGCGTTTCAAGCGACAAATCACAAGTAATGTGAAAGTTTTTGTAAAACGCCTTTTTTACATTCATAAAAATAATGTACTCTTCATTTTGAGCGTTATCAAACTCTAAAAATATTAAACTAGTCAAATCTAACACTACATCATCAAACTCCAAATATCTAGCGTAAACGGGATGTTTCATCGCGCACGTTCGACTGCCTGATATAATACCTCCGAGTGAAATAAACCGCTTGTCGAGCGAAAATTGTATTTATATGAAGCTCAAATCCCTTTTGGTAGGGAAAATACAACTCTATTTCTAAGAACCTTAAACCCAATATCTAGCGTAAATAAATAAAACCACAAAATACAAACAACAAACTTTATTAACACAGAGGGTAAAATAGGGCAGAACAATTTTCATGATTATTCCAACTTTTAGAGTTGGTCACAATAAAATCGTTAGGGCACCGATCGGCGAATTTCGTGTTAAAATTTTTATGCATTTCTATGTATTCAGCCACGCTCACTTCGGCCGACGTCACAAAATAACACTTTGGACATAACACTACATAATAATCGGAGGGTTTTTTGCTGAGATTGTTTGTACTCTTGAAACGTCGCATGATTGATCGCAGCATGTCAATATTTTTTCACCAATTTGTCAAATTTCGTGTAATCTCGCTTGCCGACCACGTCGTACGTAGTGTGCTGGCCCACTTTATTTGCTTCAAAAGTTTTGTAATATTCGCTTAAACTCAATTTTGCACTGGCGCCCGTTGACAATGACGACGACACACTGTTGCTTTTATATTTGCTTTCTACTGTGTTTTCGATAATTTTTCCAAGCGCTACTTTTTTCATGATTGTGGATACAATTGTCACCACGTCGGACCAATTATTGAGATAAGAATGCTTGTTTAACAAATAGGTCAGCTGTTAAATACTGGCGATGCTACACGTTGTGTGCGTGCAGACCAAAATAACTGCTGAATTCTTTTTAGAGTGGCCAGCGCCTTTTCGATTAAACGCAAAAGAACCGTCTTGACCAGGGAATTGTACTCGTCGGCAGTGTACGCCGCGTTGTAGTCTTTGTCCTGATCGGTGTAATGTTCGGCGGTACGTCGGGCGGTTTCCATGTACGTGTCCGACTCTGAACTTTCGTACATGTACCGCGGCGCGCTGGGGCCTGGAAGCGGATCGCTAAATGCCGTGGGAATATTGGCGTCGGCACGATTAACGACATCGTCTGCGGACGTCTGCGCTCGCCTCTCCAGAAGAGCGTTTGCGGCAGTTTGTTCGGCCCTCAATCTCTCCGCTTCCTGTTCTCTTTCGAACGCTTCCGTGTCGTCCATGATTTTTTTAATGCTCTCTTTAAATAGTCTATCAATTTTAACATAACACTCTTCCGCCTTATTTAATAAACTATCGTAACCCTCAATGTTCTGATAATTGCCTTGGTTTACATAATTTTGATATTGCAACAGATTACTTTCTATTTCGGCAACTAAACCGGCGGTCGTCTCGTTGTAATACTTGGGATAATGCTTAACAAAAACGACGGCCATACGCAACACGTTGTATCGCATTTCAAAATCGTTGCCCACCATTTTGCTGTTATTTTTAATGATCGATGCGGCCAGGTCGCTGGATGTTACCCGCGGCGGCGATTGCGGCGGGCTATTTACAGCCAACACCATGCTGGTCAACGTGTCTATTTTTTCTTCCAAACTGAGCGTTTTGTCGTCAACAATCACATCCACCGTTTGCATGTTTCTGGACAGTATTTGCGCTGCCAAACGCGTAATCAACAGAGAATTGGAATCGTTCATATTATAAGGTTATATCGAATGCACCATGTGCGCTTACAGATTACAATACAGTTTAAGGTTTAACATTTACGACCGCTTTGAAAACGTGTGTTTTGAAGCGCAATTGTTACAAGATGAAATCGATTCGTTGTGTTTTTTATTTTCAAAATATTTCAACCAAAGCTTGATCGTGGACAGTAAAGGTCTTACTTTTTTCACAGAATTTAACAAATGTATTGTTTCCATAAAGAGTAGTTTTGAGAATCAAGCCAACAACACAGACAACATACACAATGTAAAAAACATTTTTTCGATATTTTTGCGCGACGAGTTTATCAAACAGGTACCCCATTTTAGGACCATTATGCAATACTTGCAAAAATATTACAATCCGACGCCGGCACCCGACGTGGATGCGATCATGTGTCAGTCGTGCAAGCCCGCAAACAAAATTCAATGTTTTGAGTGCAAATGCAAATACTTGGCGTCCTCGCTGAGCACCCTCGACGCGGGCTTGCAAAATGGTTGGGACATTTTTTTAAGACCCATGTTCGGCATGCCTCTGATGTTGTACGTGTTGCTTCGAACCGATTACAAAAACGAAAGTGACATTATTAACGAAAACAACTTGATTACGCAGATATTTGTGCAATTTTTCTATAACTTGATTTGCGACAAAGCGTATTCTTTGTACACGAAACGCGACATGTGCGTGCCATTTGTCAAAGAATGCAAAAAAGCAACCGTCGGATTGCGCCAAGAAGATCACGAGCGCGTGTTGAGTATTTTGAGCGCGCAATGCAACGGCTGCTCCACTGTTGCTAACGGAGACAGGCTGTTGCTACCGTTTAAAAACTTCATGATAGAAATGGGCCGCAATACTAAAATGAAAAAGGTTAACAAAATAGCGTCCACCGTATTGATCGGCTTTTATTTGAGACACTATTTAGAGAGTTTGCCCAACAAAGCGTATCCGGTAGCGGAGTTGGAACTCCGCAACGTTTGTCGTTTCATCATGAGCAAGTACTCGGACGAAAACATTAATCTGTTAATTCATAAATTGAAATTGATCAAAATAGATATTTGTAACGTGCTAATGACAGAAATGATTGTGCCCGAAACATTTATAAGGCACATCATTACCAAGTACCAATTGGACAACGAAATATCTCTGCTTATCGAATTCGTCGTCAATTGCTAGTTCCTTGTAGTTGCTAAAATCTATGCATTGCGACGAGTCCGTGTTGGCCACCCAACGCCCTTCTTTGTAGATGCTGTTGTTGTAGCAATTACTGGTGTGTGCCGGCGGATTGGTGCACGGCATCAGCAAAAACGTGTCGTCCGACAAAAATGTTGAAGAAACAGAGTTGTTCATGAGATTGCCAATCAAACGCTCGTCCACCTTGGCCACGGAGACTATCAGGTCGTGCAGCATATTGTTTAGCTTGTTGATGTGCGCATGCATCAGCTCAATGTTCATTTTCAGCAAATCGTTTTCGTACATCAGCTCCTCTTGAATATGCATCAGGTCGCCTTTGGTGGCAGTGTCTCCCTCTGTGTACTTGGCTCTAACGTTGTGGCGCCAAGTGGGCGGCCGCTTCTTGACTCGGTGCTCGACTTTGCGTTTAATGCATCTGTTAAACTTGCAGTTCCACGTGTTTTTAGAAAGATCATATATATCATTGTCAATCAAACAGTGTTCGCGTGTCACCGACTCGGGGTTATTTTTGTCATCTTTAATGAGCAGACACGCAGCTTTTATTTGGCGCGTGGTGAACGTAGACTTTTGTTTGAGAATCATACTCACGCCGTCTCGATGAAGCACAGTGTCCACGGTCACGTTGATGGGGTTGCCCTCAGCGTCCAAAATGTATACCTGGCACTCGTCCGTGTCGTCCTGGCACTCGAGCCTGCTGTACATTTTCGAAGTGGAAATGCCGCATCGCCACGATTTGTTGCACGTGTGGGGCGCAAAGTGATTGTTATTCTGCCGCTTCACCAACTCTTTGCCTTTGACCCACTGGCCGCGGCCCTCGTTGTCGCGAAAACAGTCGTCGCTGTCACTGCCCCAACGGTCGATCAGCTCTTCGCCCACCTCGCACTGCTGCCTGATGCTCCACATGAGCAAATCCTCTTTGCCCACATTCAGCGTTTTCATGGTTTCTTCGACGCGTGTGTTGGGATCCAGCGAGCCGCCGTTGTACGCATACGCCTGGTAGTACCCCTTGTAGCCGATAATCACGTTTTCGTTGTAGTCCGTCTCCACGATGGTGATTTCCACGTCCTTTTGCAGCGTTTCCTTGGGCGGGGTAATGTCCAAGTTTTTAATCTTGTACGGACCCGTCTTCATTTGCGCGTTGCAGTGCTCCGCCGCAAAGGCAGAATGCGCCGCCGCCGCCAAAAGCACATATAAAACAATAGCGCTTACCATCTTGCTTGTGTGTTCCTTATTGAAGCCTTGGTGTGACTGATTTACTAGTAGCATTGAGGCATCTTATATACCCGACCGTTATCTGGCCTACGTGACACAAGGCACGTTGTTAGATTAATAATCTTATCTTTTTATCTTAATTGATAAGATTATTTTTATCTGGCTGTTATAAAAACGGGATCATGAACACGGACGCTCAGTCGACATCGAACACGCGCAACTTCATGTACTCTCCCGACAGCAGTCTGGAGGTGGTCATCATTACCAATTCGGACGGCGATCACGATGGCTATCTGGAACTAACCGCCGCCGCCAAAGTCATGTCACCTTTTCTTAGCAACGGCAGTTCGGCCGTGTGGACCAACGCGGCGCCCTCGCACAAATTGATTAAAAACAATAAAAATTATATTCATGTGTTTGGTTTATTTAAATATCTGTCAAATTACAATTTAAATAATAAAAAGCGTCCTAAAGAGTATTACACCCTTAAATCGATTATTAGCGACTTGCTTATGGGCGCTCAAGGCAAAGTATTTGATCCGCTTTGCGAAGTAAAAACGCAACTGTGTGCGATTCAGGAGAGTCTCAACGAGGCTATTTCGATTTTGAACGTTCATAGCAACGATGCGGCCGCCAACCCGCCTGCGCCAGACATTAACAAGTTGCAAGAACTGATACAAGATTTGCAGTCTGAATACAATAAAAAAATTACCTTTACCACTGATACAATTTTGGAGAATTTAAAAAATATAAAGGATTTAATGTGCCTGAATAAATAATAATAAGGGTTTTGTACGATTTCAACAATGAACTTTTGGGCCACGTTTAGCATTTGTCTGGTGGGTTATTTGGTGTACGCGGGACACTTGAATAACGAGCTACAAGAAATAAAATCAATATTAGTGGTCATGTACGAATCTATGGAAAAGCATTTTTCCAATGTGGTAGACGAAATTGATTCTCTTAAAACGGACACGTTTATGATGTTGAGCAACTTGCAAAATAACACGATTCGAACGTGGGACGCAGTTGTAAAAAATGGCAAAAAAATATCCAATCTCGACGAAAAAATTAACGTGTTATTAACAAAAAACGGGGTAGTTAACAACGTGCTAAACGTTCAATAAACGCTTATCACTAAGTTAATATACTAAAAATCACATAGTCACTACAATATTTCAAAATATGAAGCCGACGAATAACGTTATGTTCGACGACGCGTCGGTCCTTTGGATCGACACGGACTACATTTATCAAAATTTAAAAATGCCTTTGCAGGCGTTTCAACAACTTTTGTTCACCATTCCATCTAAACATAGAAAAATGATCAACGATGCGGGCGGATCGTGTCATAACACGGTCAAATACATGGTGGACATTTACGGAGCGGCCGTTCTGGTTTTGCGAACGCCTTGCTCGTTCGCCGACCAGTTGTTGAGCACATTTATTGCAAACAATTATTTGTGCTACTTTTACCGTCGTCGCCGATCACGATCACGCTCACGATCACGCTCGCGATCACGTTCTCCTCATTGCAGACCTCGTTCGCGCTCTCCTCATTGCAGACCTCGTTCGCGATCTCGGTCCCGGTCTAGATCGCGGTCACGTTCATCGTCTCCCAGGCGAGGGCGTCGACAAATATTCGACGCGCTGGAAAAGATTCGTCATCAAAACGACATGTTGATGAGCAACGTCAACCAAATAAATCTCAACCAAACTAATCAATTTTTAGAATTGTCCAACATGATGACGGGCGTGCGCAATCAAAACGTGCAGCTCCTCGCGGCGTTGGAAACCGCTAAAGATGTTATTTTGACCAGATTAAACACATTGCTTGCCGAGATTACAGACTCGTTACCCGACTTGACGTCCATGTTAGATAAATTAGCTGAACAATTGTTGGACGCCATCAACACGGTGCAGCAAACGCTGCGCAACGAGTTGAACAACACCAACTCTATTTTGACCAATTTAGCGTCAAGCGTCACAAACATCAACGGTACGCTCAACAATTTGCTAGCCGCTATCGAAAACTTAGTAGGCGGCGGCGGCGGTGGCAATTTTAACGAAGCCGACAGACAAAAACTGGACCTCGTGTACACTTTGGTTAACGAAATCAAAAATATACTCACGGGAACGCTGACAAAAAAATAAGCATGTCCGACAAAACACCAACAAAAAAGGGTGGCAGCCATGCCATGACGTTGCGAGAGCGCGGCGTAACAAAACCCCCAAAAAAGTCTGAAAAGTTGCAGCAATACAAGAAAGCCATCGCTGCCGAGCAAACGCTGCGCACCACAGCAGATGTTTCTTCTTTGCAGAACCCCGGGGAGAGTGCCGTTTTTCAAGAGTTGGAAAGATTAGAGAATGCAGTTGTAGTATTAGAAAATGAACAAAAACGATTGTATCCCATATTAGATACGCCTCTTGATAATTTTATTGTCGCATTCGTGAATCCGACGTATCCCATGGCCTATTTTGTCAATACCGATTACAAATTAAAACTAGAATGTGCCAGAATCAGAAGCGATTTACTTTACAAAAACAAAAACGAAGTCGCTATCAACAGGCCTAAGATATCGTCTTTTAAATTGCAATTGAACAACGTAATTTTAGACACTATAGAAACTATTGAATACGATTTACAAAATAAAGTTCTCACAATTACTGCACCTGTTCAAGATCAAGAACTAAGAAAATCCATTATTTATTTTAATATTTTAAATAGTGACAGTTGGGAAGTACCAAAGAAGCTTAGATCTAATCCCGCGGCCATGGCGGCCGGGAGCATGCGACGTCGGGCCCAATTCGCCCTATAGTGAGTCGTATTACAATTCACTGGCCGTCGTTTTACAACGTCGTGACTGGGAAAACCCTGGCGTTACCCAACTTAATCGCCTTGCAGCACATCCCCCTTTCGCCAGCTGGCGTAATAGCGAAGAGGCCCGCACCGATCGCCCTTCCCAACAGTTGCGCAGCCTGAATGGCGAATGGACGCGCCCTGTAGCGGCGCATTAAGCGCGGCGGGTGTGGTGAAGCTTCGCAGCGTGACCGCTACACTTGCCAGCGCCCTAGCGCCCGCTCCTTTCGCTTTCTTCCCTTCCTTTCTCGCCACGTTCGCCGGCTTTCCCCGTCAAGCTCTAAATCGGGGGCTCCCTTTAGGGTTCCGATTTAGTGCTTTACGGCACCTCGACCCCAAAAAACTTGATTAGGGTGATGGTTCACGTAGTGGGCCATCGCCCTGATAGACGGTTTTTCGCCCTTTGACGTTGGAGTCCACGTTCTTTAATAGTGGACTCTTGTTCCAAACTGGAACAACACTCAACCCTATCTCGGTCTATTCTTTTGATTTATAAGGGATTTTGCCGATTTCGGCCTATTGGTTAAAAAATGAGCTGATTTAACAAAAATTTAACGCGAATTTTAACAAAATATTAACGCTTACAATTTCCTGATGCGGTATTTTCTCCTTACGCATCTGTGCGGTATTTCACACCGCATCAGGTGGCACTTTTCGGGGAAATGTGC